CCCTTCAGAATCAAATATCCTTGCTGCTAAACCAACTCTATCAGTTTGAGAATTGACTTTTTGAAAAGCATTTGCAATTGCTCTTAATTGCTTTTCAGGTGTTAGTTTAATTAACTCCTTAGCGTCAAGGTTCAATTGTTCAAATGCTTTCAACCCTTCTCCCTGCCCTTGTGCAGCATAGGATATTCTTTTAATCATCCTTTGCAATGCAGTATCAAAACTTTGTACCGACATACCAGCTTGACCAGCTGCGTATCGCATTGCTGCTAAGTGTTCTGCTCCTACCCCTAATTTTGCTGAAGTCTTAGCAAGACTATCTAATGTTTGCCTTGACTGGTTAAATTTATCAATCCCTCTTGACACACCAACATAAGCAGCAGTTACAGCTATCAACCTTCTAGCATAGATTTGCAGATTACTTCCCATTTGTGAAACAGATTGTTGAAAGGTTGACAACTTAGCTTTTGACTTATCAATACCTGTATCAAAACCTTTTGATTGTAATCCTAAAGCAACAACAAGATTTTCAATTAGTGCCACCTTTCCAACTCCTTAATACAGCTGTAACTTTATCTTCTTCTAGTGGCACAAAAATACCTAATACATCATCAGGTGAAATTGCTAAAGTGTTTTGACCCTTCCACATGTTAAACACTACAGCTGTTAGTTGTGCAATTAGATAATTGGTAAAGTAATGTCCTACTGGAAATTGCTTATCATATGCTTGCCATATTGCAACATCTAATGAAGACATTTCACCAATTAATTTAGAAACATTTAATCTGCCTGTAAGTAATGCAAGCTTACAAACTGTTTGAATTGTTCTGTTTTCTGCTATTTTTTTTTGAGTGTGTCTACGTCTTTTTCTCGAAATCCATTTAATTCACAAGCATGTTCAAAAATCTGTTCAATTACTAAACTATTTTTCTTCATGAATTGTGTAGCATGAGCATCATCAGGCAAAAGATTTTCACCTTTCCTATCACACAATACCCTTTTCAATAACTCTTTACGAAACAAACCAGACCCTTTATTTTGTCCACGTATCTTCATGAACAAATCTTCTAACTCACTACGTTCATCTGCTCCCATTACTTTCAAATAAACAATACCATTCCATTCTTTAATAGGATGCTCTACAACAGTCTGTTCATCAATTCCTAAAATATCTGTAATTGTCAAATCTTTCATTTCATGTGCTCCTTATTCAGTAAGACTTACTGAGTTTTATCTGCTTCATGTACCACCCACACAACTACTAACTGAAATTGGTGTTAAATAATATCTAACAGTTGGTACTGTTCTGTAATACCTAATTACTGGTTGTACTGGTTGTATTCTTCTTACCAAAACAGACCTAACAACTTTAGGTTGAATTACAATAGGTGCAGCATGATGCACTATAACAGGTGCAAACATCGGTGTTACTTCAACTCTAGGCAACCAACAACTAGGGCATTGCCCAAAACATGTTGATGCAATAAACCAACAAAATAAAAACACTACATATTTCATAACACCACCTAAGTACTATATGGGTTACCAGACTTGTCAATGCGGATAGAGCAACTCACCCTTTGACCAAATGGTATTTCTACCCCCTTCCCATTTACAATACCTTGAAAAGCTTCTGTTACTGTTGTAGTTGGATACACAATTACAAACCCTTGTGTTGATCCACTATCCAAAGCAGTTTGCAAAGCTTGTTGAGTTGCATCAGCTGGATCATATACAAGATCAAGGCTTAAAGAACCAGGATCAACTGTACCTCCCTTTTTCCTTAAATACCTATCACTAGAAGAAAGATCATCTAAAGCTGTAACATCAACAGCTTCTCCTGATGCTTCACTATGTGACATGTCTCTAATACCAGCTATTGCTGTTGAATTCATTTTCAAAACAAATCCTAAACCAGTGTATTTATTTGCCATTTTTTCACCTTAATTTGAGTAAACAACTCTCATTTGAAAAGAAGCAACATCTAATCCCAAATCACCACCAATCCCTTTAGGTTCATAATCATCCCTTTGGTCTTCTATAAAAATCCCCTTTACTGTTACATCTGAAGATACTGCACCATAATAAAGGTTTACATCTTCCCAAATCTTATCACTTACTATATCAAGATCAGATGATTGATTTGAAATCACTTCTAAGTTAAACGTATCTTCAATGTAATTTCCTTTTGTTCCATCAATATCTGCAAAGTCTTCATGATTACTACGTTCAAAAAATAATCTAGGAAATACATTTGCTTGTTTTTCAGGCACCCTACCATAGTGCATTCTATTTGCAATCAAAGGTTGTACAGAAGCAACATATGTTGTAGTGGTGAAAAATGTAATCAAATCTTTGTGAATCATCTTTTAGCAATCCGTTCTATTTCTATATACACTCTTTTCATAAAATCCTTTGTTACTTTTCTTTTCATTCGTCTTGCTGTTTGTCTCATGAAATGCTGTGCTTTTTGTTTCTTTGTTCCTAACTCTACAAATCCAGCATAAAAAACTTTATACATTCCAGTTCTATTACCAAATTTCTTTTTAAATGTTTTTGTTGCTTGGAATTTATCAGCTGCTTTTGATAAATCTAGCTTACGAACAATTACATTTACACCAACTCTAACCCTACTTCTTCTAGCTGCTCTAAGCTTAATTGCTCTTTTCAGTAAACCCGTTCTTTCAGGTGAAGCTTGCACAGTTGCTTGATGTAATGGCTTAGCTGATTCTCTTGCTGCTTTTCTTACTGCTGCTCTTTTGTCTGCTCTTTTCAATCCAGACAATTTACGTTGCAATCGTTTTGCATGATATAGCTTTACAAATGGTGCAACCATTAGGATGTTTCACTTGCCAATAAAATATCTAATTCAAACTTTTTATTATTAACATCATTTACATTTACAACATTAAACCGATTACCATCAATCATCAACCAGCATTTATTAGTTATGTTCGGCACATACCAACATTTGAATTGATGTGTTACTGCACCAAACTCCTGATTAGCAATTTCCCTTTCTGTACCTGTAAGTTGCATCAATGAACCTTTCACAGTTGCTATAGTAGATTCAACAATTGTTTCCCTTCCATAAGAATCTAATGCTGTTGAACCATTCAATCTAATTGATGCTAAATGTCTAAATGAACCTGATATTGGCATTTTACTTTACCGTTGTTCCATGAATATCATCTAACTTATCTTGAAAATTTCGATGATCTTGCAATACCTGATCCATGAAAGCTTGTGTTGATTGTTCAACTTCCATTATCTGATTCAACATTTTATTTGATTGTTGAAGTGTTTCATCCATTGATTCAAGTGTTTGACCCGTTCTATCTAATAAATTCATATGTGCTTTTACAACAGGTGGGACATATTGATATAAACCCAAACAAATGAATGCCATAAATGCACCAGGAATACCAATTGTCTGAATCATTGTAAACCATTTATCAACGGTTATACCAAACCATTTTACATTTTCATTTGCATTGTTACCCATAGAACCCTACCCCATTTGCATTTAACAAAGCATTCAAAGAAAATTCTAACTCTTTGGATATTGAACCAATTAAGATAGCCGATCTATTTTCATACCAATGTGTTACAAGTACATTTACAGCTTGTCTAATTGTTGGTGAAACATTACTGCTTGTTGTTGATCCACACTGATATTGTATCGTAACTGCATCTTGTCTTAATCTAGTAGCTGGCCAAACTTCATCAATGTTTGGATATAATTTTGCTTTATGTCCATTTGATGGGTCAATCAATCTAAAACTTGTTGTATCAGTACTATTGTTATTCCCATCATAATATGAAATAGAAATTTCTGAAGATGATGAAACCAAGGGGGGCAATGGTAACTCAATCTCACCATCTTCAGAAGAAGGAAATTTATTTAAACACAATTGTTGTGTTTGTAACCTTATTGCAAAGCCACCACAAATACTACGTTCTATCAATTGTCTTGCTGCCATTGCAGCAGTAGCTAACCAAACATCATCATCTGTACCTGTCGATGGAAGGTTAAGTTGGTGTTTCAAATCGGATGCAGGAAATAAAACTGCATCTGTAATTGCAGTTGAATAACCAACCAATCTGTTGAAAGATGATAATTTAGTCATTACCCCTTTTCCCCATGTGGCAATGATGTTGTTTTGCGTTTAGATAATTGTTGTTTTTCTAAAAAATCTGCTAACCCCCTATCAACAAACTTTATTGCTTTTTCTGGTTTCAAATCATACATTTGACCCTTCACATAAAATTCATGTGGTGAAGCAACTGTATCTTTCATTATTACTTTCATCAGTCTTCTTCCAATACTGATTGGGCAATCTCTTCATAAGACAATTGACGTTTTGCATCACTTTGCATCTTTTTAATCCTTCTTCTAGCAGAAGGATATTCATCATCTTTTGGTTTACGTTGTGCAGTAGTCGCCCATTTGGGAGGTTTGCAAAGTTTAGCTTTACCTGATTCACAGTACCCAATAGCTAAGGCATTCGGCAACTCAACAACCTTACCAGGATCATACTTATACAAACCATCTTGCCATTTCACTTTAAATTGAACCCACATAATGTGCTCCCTCTTTAAGTAAGAAATACAGTCTTCACCCAAGTCAAATCTTCTAATGCTCCTTGAAAAATAAATTTCTGTTTTTCTGCCTGATCAAATTGTGATTGCATCTGCTGCAAAGCAGTTTGCAAAATCTTTATTCTTTCTTCAGGGTTATATTTACCATTACTATTTACAAACTGCTCAACTTCAGCTAATGCCCCTTCATACATAGCACCATTCTTAAATGCTCTTGCTGATTGTTCCGTTGCAACTTGCAACCTTTGTTTAATACTATTTTCCCTTGTTCTTACTTCAACATAGCCATCATTATTATGTGTTTCATACCCGTATAATCTTCTACTCTTACATAATGATGATTCTTCAGGAACAATTACATTTATTCCTTTAGCAAGACATACTCCTATCATCAACTCACAAGAGGGTCTTTGGTATGCATATTCATCATGCATAGCCATATCTACACCCCAAATACCAATTGTTGTTGCTCCTTGTAAAATTGCTAAAGCAATCATGTATGAAGGGCTATTTGTCCAATATTTAAATTTATCTTGCCCATTGAAATGATTACCAAACATCATCATTACATCTTCAATGGGATAACGTTTAGCACAAGGAGCACTATGATAGTTATCTTCAAATGCATAAATTGGTCTATCACCATGATCTTTCAACAACCATTGATAATGTTCCATGTGATTTCTACGATGAAACTCCCAATCATGTAATTCAAACCAAGCATCCCATCTTGGAATATCTGCATATGCATTTGACAATCCCCAAATCAACCAAGATTCATCTTCATAAGGTGCAAGCATTTGACTGTTTGCTGCTTTACCAATTACTGCTACTTTCATCTTTTGTGCTCCTTAATCAAATCAAAAAAAAATGTGCAACACCACATGACCAGGGAGCAATGTAAACACCACCCCCTGATCACATGGGGAGCACAATTAGTTAAGTAGACTTTGTAATAAAATGTTTAATAGGTGGTGTGACTGTACTTGCTTGAATTGTCAAACCATCATGCCGATGGAAAGCAAGGAAAGCAGTCATACCCAATTCAGCATAACGTTCATCCAATCGCAAAAAGATAATGTCTCTTACATCTCTAATGATGTACCGATTGAAAGCACCAAATAGAATTGATTTAGCACCACCTGAACCAGCTGTTGTTGCTGCAATGGTTGCCATATCTTGATTAACAGTATATGGATAGCCAAGTAGTCTATCAGGTTGGCCCATTTGCAAGCTAGGTTGCCAAATAGGAGCACCAGCTGTGTCCACAATCTTTTTGATAAACCCAAGCGTATTATCATTCATCATCCATCGGCAACTTGGATCAGAACGATAAGCAGGATCTACACTATGCAACAACGTTACCAATTCAGAATAAGTAACAGTATTTACATCTGAACCTGTAGAACCTTCAATAGAATCTGTTACAACACCAGATGGTTGTGTATCTGAACTAACACCTAATGTGAAATGATAATTAGTACCTCTTGCTGCTCTAATACCTAAAGCGTTACCAATCACTTGTGGGAGGTTAACAGCTTCATCTTGCATCAATTCAATAGGAACCATAATTCGTTTAGTAGTGTATTTGTAAGCACCTAATGTTGCTTGACCAAACACAAGACTATTAATATCTGCTTCTGTACTAATAGCGAGAATAGCAGATTTATTTGTGCTATCATCCATTGTGGGCCATGGTAAAGTAGCACCTGTATTAGTGCGAATTACTCTTGCTGCTTCTCTCATTCCACCATAAGCCAACAAAGCAATTTCCAATTCTGCCATTGCTTCATTTTGAATTACATATCCACCAGCTGATGTAGTGATAGATTGATATGTAGTTGCACGAGTTTGCAAAGCTTCTTCTGTTTGCTGTCTTAGTTGGTTAATATCTGTAGGAGCAGTTCTATTCAACTGCAACTTCAGTTCTCTAATATTTGGATCAAGACCACACTTCTTTGCAGCATTGGTATAAACATCTGGAATGTTTGTACGATTCCCAGCTAAGCAAAATGCTCGCCATGCATTACATCTATCTTCAGATGTAATTGCATTTTCTCCATTCCTTCTTCTTTCTTCATGATCTTGTTGATTATTCAATTCATTTCTTAAATCATGAACATCTTCTACATCATGCAAGTGTTCAATCTGTTCAGCCATACGCAATTTAGATTTTTGATCACTATCTAATGTATCCCATTTCTGTTGTTCTTCAGCTGTAAGACTCCTTTTTTCTTCATGTGCAGTTGTCACCAACTCTTGCATCAGAGCAACAATAGGTGCCCTTTCTTCACGCAAACGCTTGGCATCAATCAAACTTACTGGCATTGTTCTAACTCCTTAAATGAGCCTACAAAAAAAGCGTAGGCAACTCTGAAAGAATCACCTACGCTTTCTGGTCAGTGACAGGGGGAATTTTCAAGAGGTTAGCAGGTTAGCCCCCTTCTGTCAAGTATTTTTCAGCTGCTTCAAAATCTTTCATTGTATCTATCCGAATGCTTCTTTCTTTTTCTATTTCATACTTTAACGTTAGCTCTGGTGACAATGTTATGTCATACTTAAACGCGAGTGTTTTCCATGCATAAATTGAACCATCTCTTAACCAAATTTTTGGTAAATCTTGTGTAAGTGTTTGTTGTTGAGTGTTTGAATATAAAGGGATAATTCCTTTATAACCTGTTAAAGATTCTCGAAACATTCTATAAGGATGAAACTCACCAACATCAACAACACTTAAAACTGAATTAGAATATTCCAATAATTTTATTGATTCATTTATATCTAATACTTGTCTTAAAGGGTTAGTTATCTGAAGTAACATTTGTTGTGTAAAATTTCTAATCCAATAAAATTCAGCATTCAACCAACTAACTGTATGAATCACTCTTGAATTATCTGTTTCTAAACCTATTGGTCTTTGAACTGTTTTTATACCTCTTTGGGTACACCATTTAATAACATGTTGACAACTAGACACAACAACAAAATCATCTAACTGTGATTCTCTACAGCAATCAATAGTCCATTCAATCAAAGACTTACCACATAATTTTGCAAATGTTTTACCTCTGAATCTAGTTGATGTTGCTCTAATTGGAATGATTCCTATTGTGCTCATTTCATTCTTCTCACTTCTGATAATATGGCTGAACCTGTTTTAATGCTTTAACAAAATTTTTGGATACTCCTACTTTTCCATAATGATATGATGGTGAAAAATGTTTTTTCATCCAATCATTGATAACACAATGTAGAGTTGTAAAATCTGTTCCTTGATACCATTTTACATTTGATGTTTTGATTCTTCCTTTCTGTCGATTACCAATCAACACTACTGGTGTTCCAAAAAAAGAAGCATCCCTAACAAAAGAAGATGAATTACCAACACAACATTTAACACTAGCAAGCATATTAAGATATTCAGAAGGATTTACATTAACAACCATTTCTAACCAATCTGGTTTAACAGTATTAATATAACTTCTCAAATACTTCATAATCATTTCTGAACCAGGATCAATATTAGGCCAAAACATAATCACATGCCTATGAAGCTGATTCAATGATTTCAATAACCATTTCACTATCAACCAATCATGTCCAAATTCAGGATGATAAACACACAATACACTTTCTTTCCAATCATCATTAACAGTTACATTTTCTGCAATATCAACAGATGGACAACCAACTGTTAATATCTTATCTGCCCTTTCGCCCATTGATTGCAAAAACATTGCAGCTTGATTTGTAGCTGGCACATGATAATGTGAAAGCTTTGTGATTGCATGTCTTATTGATTCATCAATATTACCTGAATGTTCTCCCCCTTGAAAATGCACAATACAAAGTTTCAACATTGATGCTACGGTTGCAACTGCTAATGCTTCATACCTATCACCAATCAAGATAACAAAATCTGGATTAATTTGATTAAACACTTGAACCAGTTGCGGCATTAAACAAGACATTGAAGCAACTAATGCTTCGCAATTACTTCCTTCAACTTCATGATAAATTCTAAACGTAGATGCATACCTATAACAACTACTAATACTTGTTGCAAGATCATGAAATCTAGTCAACACTGTAGACCCACAATAAACCATATTCACATGAAACACATCATCTTCTAATAACAAATTTACAACAGGTGCAAGTCTACCCCAATTAGCACGATCAACTAAAACAACTGCTACATTAATCACCTGTAAGACTCCATTGCATCTTGTGAAGGTTTAACCAAATCTTTGTTAACAGGATTGATTCGCATTTGTTCTGCCATAGATACACCTTTTACAAGCTGTTCTAATTGGTCAAATGTAACTGATGATGATATATCTGCTCCAAATTGTTTTTTTGAAAAACATACATGTACTTCAACCATATGTGCCCCTAAATATGCAGCAATTACACTTGGAAATATAGTACCACTATGATCAGACAATCCACCTTTAAAGATAAGATTTCTACTATACACTTCACAAACATTCATACCAATTTGTGTAACTGGTGTTGGGTATGCAGTTGCACATTGTAATACATACAATTCAAAATCATCTAAACATTCATCACAAAGATTGCATACAGCTTTATTCACTTCTCTAGTATCAGACATACCAGTTGACAAAATAACTCTATTTGTTTCTTTCTTAATCTCATTCAATAATTTTTCATCATTAACTAACCCTGATGCTATCTTATATGCCCAAATGTCGTATTGATTAAGCATCTTCACTGCTTCAATAGAAAAAGGAGATGCAATTAAATGCACCCCCATCTTATCACAAGCTTTTTGTATTTCATCTAAATCATCATATTCAAATTGCATTCTTTTCCAATAAGCTTTTCTAGTTTTATCTTGTGGATGATATGAAAATCTCTTAGGCCATTTTCTTATACGGTCATGTTGTGCTCTATGCAATTGAATCTTTACTGCATCAACACCAGCTAATGCAGAACATTCGATCATATGAATCACATTACCTAATGAACCTTCATGGTTGTTACCAATCTCCGCAACAATTATAGTTCTATGATCTTGCACCCCTGGTTGGCCCCGCATGTACCAGGGCACAATCTCATAATGTTCACCTTGTGACATAATGTGTACTCCCCATGTCTTTATGTGGTGGATCAGTTAAAGAATACCTGCATTAGCTTTCATCTGTTTCAACAACAATTCATGGTTTGTTATCTTTTCTGATTTCCAATCTTGATAAGCTTTACGTAACTCTTGCAAATCATTTCTTTCAGACACAATAGAATTTTGTGAAGGAATGCTATTCCTTGTCCCTACTTCTGTTCCTGAATATGCAGGATATGTAGCAGGTGATACATCCACCAATTCAACTTGATCAAGCCATACAATATCAAAATCTTCACCTTCTTCAAAGGTTCTCTTTTGTGGGTAAAAACCAAAACTACTTCCAGACAAATCCCCCCTTTCAATCTTAGACACAACTCGTTGATGATCAGGATCATTTTCATCAACAGGGAATTCATAATGCAATCCAACTTCATCAGTCTTCAACACTAATCCATTACCTACTCTTGCCAGCAATTGATTAGGATCATGGTTGAATAATGCTCTTACATCATCCTTTTCTTTAATTGCTCGTTTGAATGCAGTAGGTCTAATTCGTTCAACAAAATCACGCCATAACCAGTATTCTGTTCCTGGTTCATTCTCCCTATAGAATACTGCTGCATATCCAACAATAAATCTAATTTCATCTCTTTTCACAATTCTAACTTGTGCTTGTTCCAATTTTGTTTGTCGATATTCCATCATTCAACCTTTCTTAATTAATCTATCAGCAAACTCACATACCGTATCACATCTTTTAGTTACTGCTAATTCTACAGAAGTAATTAACTCAGTCTTACTTACCATTCCAGCTAACTGATTTAATTCACTACGAATATCTAAAAGATAATCATCAACTAATCTTTCAACATTGCTATCAGTTGAGCTACCATTCAACAATTTAAGTTGACTTACAAAAGGGTTAAGTAAATCAACAAAAGCATCTCTATTTAAATCAACCAAATCATCAAGTAACCATGTCATAAAGGAATTTGGATTAACTGCTTTCATCCTTGCTGCTTTGGCTATTCTCCTATTTACTAATTTTGCTGCAATGCTATGAATAGCTTGCCTTGCAATTTCTTTTGCTTTTTCAATTCTATCATCTTCAATTTCCATATCATTATCTGCTTCTGTTTCTTCATTATCGGGAATCACATTAGCAGGAATATAAAACACTTTACCTTTACCTTTAGGAATCGGATTTAATCCTTCTTCTTCTCTTGCTTCATCTTTACTTAACCATCCAGAAAGAACAGCTTTATTTGTCCCTTCAACTCTATCTTTAAACGGAATACGGACTATATCTCTACGATTAAACCTAATTCTATGTGAGTCTGTTTCCTTCTCCTTTTCAGACAATAATTTATATTCAAATTCTTCTTCCCATACTATGAACCAAGGATCATAGGCATCATCTAAAACTGATTGATTCTCTTGTTCTAAAGAGTTATATGCAGTTTTAGCAATATCATTTAACTTAGAAGATGGAAGGAAAAAAAGGTTAGCTAACATACGCAAATCAAATTCCCTTGATTGCATGAATTGAGCATCTTCATGGCTGATGTTTAAAGGTGAAGCTTTAGCACCATTTTCAAGGATCATTGGTATATGTGACTTAGCTAACCCTTGATGAACCCTTCCCATTTTCTTTCTAAAATTAGCAACTGCTGCTTCATCCCTAAACTTCCATGGTACTTCTAAAATCCATCCTGGTCGCATTTGGTTTTTAAAGAATACACTTTGATTCATTTCATATGCAAGATTCAACCCAAGCATATTTTTCATTACATCAATAACACGATAACCTGTAATTCCATCGTAAGATAATCCTTTAATATGAATCATATCCATCGGTGGAATTTTTCTTAACTCTCCTGATTCAAGTGTAACTAAATACATTAATGATCCATTTTCCTTTAATGGAATAACTGCATTAGGATCAAGCCATATCAACCCAACTGGTTGTTGCATACCATTCCTCATAATGTATGCAAAACCATTACCAAAATCTAAACAATTAGCTTGCAATGTTTGCTTAAAAATAAATGGTGTGCAAGGTACTTCATAATTAACACCTGTAGGTAGTTTTCTTAATAAATACCATGCCGGATGCATACGGTCATAATAATAAGATTCATCAATCCGTTTCTGAACCATAATAGGAGTTTTAGCAATACCTCTTGAAATAAGATTAACTCCCTTCCAATAACCAGCATTACCTAATACCTTCTCTTGTGTTACAGATATTCCTGTATGGCTTTTTTCTCCTGCTGTTAACAAATCGTATGCTTCTGATAATGGAATACTTGGCGATTGAATTGTACCTCTTTTAAACAATCTATCTATAATCATCTTTTTCTTCTTTCTGTATTTTTATTTCTTTTGCCTCTTGCCAAACAGTAATCAAGCAATATGTAGTCAATAGCAATCCTGCAACAATCAGACATGATTGCCAGTGAATGAAATAAATACCAATCAAAACTAGGATTACTCCCAGTATAGCTAAGAAATCTTTGAGCATAAATAACTTATATAACGTTCATTTTTGTCTGTTGATCCAATTACATGAAACCCAAACCTAGTTAAATATTGTCTTACTGTTTTATCTGTTAATTGATAAATGTGATCTATCTTTGTGCAAATGGTTTTATCTTTGAAATGTCTTACCAACCATTCATGATTAACAATGTCAAACAAAAACACACCATTATCAGAAAGCAAAGCATGAACCTTTAAAAATGCTTTTGAAATACTGTAAAGGTGTTCTACTGTTCTAAGCATTGAAATCAACTCAAATCGTCTATCAGTTTTGTAATCTTCAAACTGACATAAAGATGTGGTTAACCCTTTCTTTAAAGCTTCATCCAATTCTATTTTATTAGGGTCAATTACAATGCCAGTTGCTCCAACTGTATCACATACTTTCTTTGCAAATATTCCTTCACTTCCACCCACATCTAGCATATTGACAATAGTTAGTTCATTTGGTAAATGCTCCCCTAAAAACTTTAACATTGCATTTGCTTGATGTTCCATTGAATACTTAACTATCTCTTTACCATTACCCCTTCCATTGAATGCATCAACTAACTTCCGATACCAATCAAGATAGAATGTATTGTAGTCTTTAGGTTTCAATCTAGGACTAATAAAGATTAACCCACATGAACATTTTAAACTTCTTATAGGTAATCCATATCTATCCATGTGGGCATATAATGAGAATGTATTGTTACCACATAAATCGCATTTTGTAATTAATACTTTATCAAATGCGGAATAATTAAATCCTGTTTGTTTTATCCTTGCTGCAATCTCAACACGTTTATCAGCAAGACTACATCCCGTTGTGCCACCAACTTGATTAAGCATCTTCTTCTTCTTTTACCTTAATCTTTAATCTAATATTGATAGGCAATTGCCAACCAAAAGCCTTCCCATCAATTTCAACCTCACAATCATCAAGTATTTCTTCAAACACTTCTGTCCCTCTTGCAAGGAACAACAATACTTGTTTAGTTGCTTCAAGTATAGACTTTTGAGCAACATCAGCTGTTTGTCCAGCTGCAATTCCTACTTTTGTTGATGTATCATAAATCTGTTTTCTTACTCTCCCAAATACTGGCCTAGGCATTATTCAATTCCTTATTTCAATTCCTTGTTCTGCATCCCATCGAATAGTTGTACCTGATATAAATAACTCTTGATCATCATCCCATCCAACATACTTAGATGGCCATTCGCATGTTAAAGGATTGCATCCACCTGCATAAGTATTATCTACTATCCTTGCTTGAAAAGTACCGTAGTCTCTACCCCTATAAAACACTTCACTTTTTCTCCCATTGTGTTCTATTGATCGAAATACATTACCAGTTATTACAACATTTGAACAATCACCAATATGCCTTAACATGTAATGGTTAGATTCAAATATGTTTTGACTTATAACTTGATCAATAAGATTTGCATCAACAATACACAACGCAACTGCTTCTTCTGGTCCTTCACCTTCTTTTAATGCTCGAAACAGATTGTTTTTAATTTGGTTTGATTCTCCTTCTTTCAAATCAATATTCAATGCAGTAGGTTGACCACCTTCCGAATCTCTTACTGTAACCGCATTACTCTCAATCCTGTTACCTGATCCATGTTCAATCTTAATCCCATGTGTTTGAAGTGTTGCGTATTCTGCATTACCTTTTTCTTTTGCATCAACAACATTATCATGCACATACCCATTATCTGAATGAATAAATATCCCCCTTCCATTCTTTGGTAAACACCTATTAAACATTACTTCAACACCATCATTACATGTAATGCAATATCCATTACTAGCAACAGAATCAATTGCTATTCTATTGTATGCACAACTTGTATTAATCCCACATCTAATCCCTGTTTGTGCTCCACCTACTATATCACAATGCTTAATCACCCCACCTTCAAGATTCACAACACATAACATGCTATGCCTATTAACAACTGTTCTCCCATTATCAATAAAGGTGCAATAGTCAATCATACCACCACTAACAGCAATAGCTTGTGAATCATTGCAATGAACTATTGTCACAACATTTTCAACAATTGGATCAGTTAACCCTGATATGTCTAAAGCAATGCTATGATTTAATGTTTCATCATGTGATGATTCAATCAACCCATTCTTTATAGTTACATTTTGAAATGACTTGCGAAAGAGGTAATTCCAGTCAAATGCAAAATCATAGCATCTATCTGGCCTGCTTGGACACACTATACCACTATGACATACATTACCATTTACTCTCCCATGATATGACCATCCGTTTTCAATTAACTTTGCCACACTACCATATAAAATTCGATAACCATTCAAATCTAACACAACATCAGAAGACATGATTGCAACACCACTATCAGCTGCAATCAAATCTTGTGTCAATAAATATGTTCCTGGTTGTGTAATTACAAAAGGCAAAGTGTCAATAGCTACTTCACCATCTTGCAATTCTCTAGTTGTAAATCCTTTATAACCATACTCACTTATCGGTATTTCTTCAGGTTCTTCAGGTTGTATTGGTTGTTGTAGTTGCTCTTTAATCTGTTTCAAGGTTGCAATCTCTTGTTCAAGATTCGCAATTCTATTATCAAGATATTGCATTGTGTCTTGTGGTTGTGCATACAACTCAACAAGACAATCTCTTGTTGTTATAAATGCAAATACAACCCATACTGTTAAAATGATTTGTTTCATTGAAACCACCTATGATCCGGCATTAATTTGTAAACAAGATAAAATCCTAATGCTATTCCAGTTACACTAAACACAATGTAACCAACAAAAGTAATAACTAAATTTCGCAATTCCTTTCTACGTTTCCTTTTCCTTGCTGCTATTGATCTATACATCAGTAGACCCCCCCACCATCATAAAAACTTTCTGCAACATCCTTTGCCCTATCGTATGCCATTACACTAGACACACAACTATCAATTGTTCGTACATCCTTTGTTTCATATCTTACAGGTTTGTATCTTCCCCCTTTATCTGATTCAACTAAACAATGTGAAAATTGCCAATTCATCATTTCATTTCCATTGTGGTGCATTTTCCCTTTCATCACTAAACGTTCAAACTCTGTTGTAGGTTCTGCATAGTTCTTAATTGTTTGCCCAAATGCATAACGTTCACAATTGAATTTATCAGCTAATTCTCTACTAAATTGTTCTGCATTGTATG